AATGATGATGGGTATCAAAATGCAGGGTAAAAACGGTTTGTTTACTCCGCCTACATACAGCCACATTTATAAACTATCAACCGTTCAGATGTCTAATGACAAAGGAACATGGTTTGGTTGGGACGTGTCAAAAGCTGGTCCTGTTGAAGATAAAAATATCTACGACATGGCTAAAAGCTTTGCAGTCAGTGTAGGTAAAGGTGAGGTAGAGGCTAAACCAGAAAATCAAGAAGTAAAGAAAGCTTCAATAGATTTATAATATCCTAGGTAGTGGGCGTCTAAGCGAGAGTGGAAACGCCCACTTTAATTTATGTTAGAGAGATTTATAAATATATTTGAAGGTTCAAATGATTTTTATGGACAAGCCAAACGAATAGACAATCGTTTATCTGTAAAAGTTGAAGTAGAAGCTTGGACTAAAAAAGAACCTGTATCCAAGCAACTATGGAAGGATCATTTAGAGGGTGTTGGACCACAATTAGGCATAGCTCCATTAAAAAAAGATGGAACTTGTAAATGGGGAGCTATCGACATAGATAAAAATAATTACGATTATAAAGAATTACTTAACAAAATTAGAGAAAAAAATTTACCACTTATAATGTTTAGATCAAAAAGTGGTAGAGCACATGTTTATATGTTTATGAAAGACTTTTACAGTGCAGAAGAAGTCAAATTAGTTATGAATAAGTTTGCAGCTAAACTAGGAATTGCTGACATATTAGACAGAGTTTATCCAATGCAAATAAATTTAGAGAACAACATGTTTGGGTCTTGGTTAAATATGCCATACTTTAATCATGAAGAAGGAAGCACATTCGCATATACAGATGACTTTGAAGATGCAGATATAGAAACATTTTTTGAAATGCATGATAAATATGCGCAAGATAACTTAACAGATTTTTTAGTAGAAGAAGTAAAAGAAGTAGTTAAACCTAAAAAATTTAAAGAAAAAACAATAGAAGATTTCTTCTTACCTTGTGTAAAAAATTGTCTAAAAGATAATAATGGCAAGGTGCCAAGTGTAAATCGAAATGATTTTCTTTTACACAAATATGTTTGGTCAATGCGGGCCGTGCAAGCAGGTTTAAAAAATATAGAAAAATTTAGTACGTTTAATGCAAAAACTTTATTAAAATTTTTTAATAAAAATTACTTACAAGATCCTCTAGAAGAGAAAGAGATAGATTCGACAATTTTAAAATCAGAAAACAAAGAGTATAATTATCTTTGTAAAAGACCTGACATAAAAAAATATTGTGATGCTTCTGCGTGCACTAGACATGTTTGTGGTATAACTCCGCAAGAAGCTTTAAATTTAGTAGAAGCTAAACAAGGTTTAGGAAATATAACAGAATATACAAGTGTACCTCCAATATTTTATGAAACAGTTGAAGTAGTAGAGTCTGAGAAAGTTAAAAAATTTATTAGAGTTGAAATGACAGGTGATGTTTTGATCGACAAAAAACGATGGATAAATGCTTTAGCAGGTATGGGACATTTTCCACCACGTGCTATTTTAAAATTAAAAGATGCTGCTTTCATAGACATGCAGTATGAAAGATTAGAAAAGATAGTAAAAGAAAAAGCAGATGAAGAGGCAAGTGAAGAGTATGAATTTAAAGCTTTAATATATGATTTTATTAGAAAACAAACAGTTTCTTTTTCAAAAGAAGATTTATTAGAAAACGCCTGTTATGTAGATAAGAAGACAAGCAAACTAGATTTTAAATTAGATAATCTAATGAATTATTTAAAAACTCAAAAGATTAACACTCCTAGAAGAAAAGTTACATTTCAAATAAAACATTTTTTAAAAGGTGAAAAAATAAATGGAAGCGTTGTTAACAAAATAACTAACAAAAAAGTATCAATACCAACATGGCGTTTTAAATCTGATCCAGATAAATACGAAGTTTTAGGTGATGATGCAAAACCAGTAATAGATTATGAAAAAAATTAGAATAGCAGGTCCTCCAGGAACAGGTAAAACAACTAAGTTAGTTGAAATATATTACAATCATTTAGAAGAATATTCACCAACACAAATAATGATAATATCACATACTAATACAGCTGCTGATCACATTAGAGATAAAATAACAGACATTGAAACAATACAAAAATATGAGGATGATACTGGTAAAAAACTTTTACAAATAATTAAAAATTCAAAAGAAACATTAAAAGAAAATGTTAGCACTATTCATAAATTTTGTAAGGACAGACTTGAAAAAGGTTTAGCATTTAATATGGATGATTATGAAAATCTTAAAATTCAAAAACCAAAATTTAATAAATACACTATAGATAAACAATTTTACAACGTAAGTTTACTTGTAACTTCTCACCCTTTTTTTAAATTTACAAGTATGGCAAGAGATAACGGTAAAGATATTTTACCTTACTATAGAAGTTTAACAGAAGAAGAGAAAGCAGATTATCAATACTTGCCAGAGGAATTAGTAGAAATGTCTAAACAATACAAGGATTTTAAAACAAATAAAAAAATAAATGGTAGAGAAGGCAGACTGTTAGACTTTCAAGACATGGTAGAAGAATTTTGTGACAATGAAGAAATGTCTGTAGCTTCTTGTAGAAATATTAAAGTATTAATAGTTGATGAAGCACAGGACTCTAGCGTCATACAAAGAAAAGCTGAAGAAATAATGTCAAGAAACGTAGATTATTTTTACAAAGCAGGAGATCCTGATCAATCTATATTTGAGTTTGCAGGTGCAAACCCTGATTCTTTTCATAGAGAGTTTGCAAATCCAGAAATAGAATTAAAAGAAGGCTATCGATGTCCAAGAGTTATAAACGAATATTGTAAAAAAATAATTAGTCCTATATGGGCACACTATGGATATGAAAGAACATGGAAACCACGAGAAGAATTGGATGAAAATGGAAATAGAACAGGTGTAGTTGTAGAAGGAGAAATGTTTTATTTATCAGATTTAGCGCAAGACCCTTTTGCGTCAGAATTAAAAAATAGAATATTAAATACTAAAGAGTCTTTTATATTTACTTTTAGAGGAGGAGATCCCACTCAAATAATAAATTACCTAATAAGTATAGGTATGCCAATGAAGATAGCCAAAGAAGATCAAAAAACAAAATTTAAATATCCTGCACAAATGATAAAAAATCAAAGAGCTTACATTGATTTTGTGTCTGGTAAAGAAGTTACAATACCACAATTAAAAAAATTTATAAAAGTTATGAAGGATGATTACGTTTTAAAAACAGTAGAGGATTTAGACAAACAAGTTGAAAAAGGAACATACAACATAGATTGGTTTATTGATAATAAATATGTGTTGCCTGGTATAAAAAACACAAATGATTTTCAAATATTAATTAAAGACTACCCTCACAAAAATATTGAAACTAAAAATTATGTGAGAGAAATAGTTAATAAAAACAGAGATTTAGAAGATCATAGAGTATTTATAGAAAACATACATACCATCAAAGGTAAAGAATTTGATAACGTGGTGTTTGATTTTAAATTAACAAGAGATGAGGAGATGTTTACAAAGAAACGTTTAAAGTTTGTTGCATGCTCAAGAGCAAAGAAAACTTTATGGATTTTAAAAAGTAAAACTCCTTTATCATTTACAGGAAAGGAGGACCTATGACAAACAAAGATATATTTGATGAAACATTTCCAAGAGATAGACAGGTAGGCGGGGACCATTACTCTTCGTTTTTAATTCAACCTTGGACATTTATAAGATCAAATGAACTTAATCCATTTCAAGCAAACGTAATTAAATATGTTTGTAGATATTTAAATAAAAATGGTGTAGAAGACTTAGAGAAGATAAAACACTATTGTGATTTGGAGATTGAACATTTGAAAGATAAAAAGAAAAAATGAGCGGTAGACGAATTCCAGAATTAACTGAATTAAAAATAAAAGATGGTGATGTAGTGGCTGTCGACTTAGAGACTTACGATCCAGAGTTGAAGACTCACGGATCAGGGGCCATAAGAGGTAAAGGTAAAGTATGTGGTATTGCTGTTGCATACAGAGATGAGAAATATTATTTTCCAATTGCTCACCTACATTCAGGACAGAATCTTGGTAAAAATATAACTTGGAAAAAATTAAATAATATAATTTTTCAAAATGATAAAGTAACAAAAGTATTTCACAACGCAATGTACGATGTGTGTTGGATTAGAGCATCTACAGGTTTAATGCCCATAGGTCCTATATATGATACAATGATTGCAGCATCAGTCATTGATGAGAACAGACAAAGATATACTTTAGATTCTTTGTCAAAAGATTATCTTGATGAAGAAAAATACAAATACGATTTAGCAGAGAGATCAAAAGAAGAGCACGGAATATCAGATCCTATGTCTAACATGCACTTACTTCCGTATGATTTAGTGGTTGACTATGCAGAACAAGACGTAGCTTTAACTTTAAAATTATGGAATAAGTTTAAAAAAATAATTAAAACACCTATAGTTACAGAATCAAAAGAAACAAAAACTTTAGAAAACATTTTTAATATTGAAACAAGATTATTTCCTTGTCTTGTTGACATGAGATTTAAAGGTGTAAGAGTTGACGAAGAAAAAACAAAAACATTTGGTGAAGATATAAAAAAAGAAAAGCAAGAAATTGTAAATCAAATAGAAAAAGAAACTAATATAAGTATTGATATTTGGGCGTCAGATTCTATCAAACCTTTGTTAGATAAACTAGAGATAAAAGATTATAAAGTTACACCTAAAACAGGGCGAGCTAGTATAACAAAAATGTATTTAGAAAACCATACCAATAAATATTTAAAAATGATTGCAAAAGCCAGACAACTTGATAAATTATACAACACTTTTGTGACTGGTATTTTAAAACATATACACAAAGGTAGAATTCATGCAGACATAAATCAAATTAGATCAGACTCCGGAGGAACTGTTACAGGTAGATTCTCTATGAGTAATCCAAACTTACAACAGATTCCTGCAAGAAGTGAACTAGGAAGTAAGATAAGAGAGTTATTCATACCTGAAGAAAATTGTAAGTGGGGATCATTTGACTATTCACAACAAGAACCAAGACTTGTTGTGCACTATGCTTTGAAGAATGGTTTTTATGGTGCTGAATATATGGCAGAAGAATATAATAAAAATCCTGACACAGACTTTCATAAAATAGTTGCAAAGATGGCTAAGATAACCAGAACACAAGCAAAAACAATTAACCTTGGATTATTTTATGGTATGGGAAAAGGTAAACTAGCTAAATCTTTAGAGCTAGATATGGATGAAGCAAAAGAATTATTTGAACAGTACCATAGTAAAGTCCCTTTTGTTAGAAAGTTATCACAGGGACTACAACAGTTTGCTGAAAACAATAAGAACATTTTTACATTAGAAGATAGGTTTTGTAGATTTGATAAATGGGAACCAATGGACAAAGAGTGGAACGGTGAGAAAGGTATATTTGAAATAACTGAATACAAAAACATAGATGGTAAAGATCAAATTGTAAGAGTGCCAGTGCCTATATTGAATAGAGCAGAAGCTGAAAGAAAATACCATGAGGATAGAGCTAAAGCTGGACAAGAAAGTGATCCAAACTGTACATTTTTTAATAACAATTATAGGCCAGCGTTTACATACAAAGCTTTGAATAGATTAATACAGGGATCAGCAGCTGATATGACTAAGAAAGCGATGGTTAAATTATACGAAGCAGGCTTTTTGCCTCACATACAAATTCATGATGAACTTTGTTTTTCTATAAGTAAAGAAGAAGAAGCAGAAGAAATAAAAAATATTATGCAAACTGCTATACAATTAGAGGTGCCCAACAAAGTAGACTATGAATCTGGACCAAATTGGGGTACAATAAAATGAGGATAAATTATGGCATATTTAAATGTAAACATACCACCAACTTATGCACAAATAAAAAGGGAGTATCTTTATGATCTTAAAAAACATAGGGGAGAAGTTGAAGACTGCATTATCTTTGGTCTTAGCGCTCTTACAGGTCGTGCTATACTATGGCATGCTATTATGGAAAACGGTGCAATATTTTATCGCTTACCAATTAGCGCGTTTATTCAAAAGGGATTTGACCCCGATCGAGTCCCCGGAAGAAGACTTGATGAATTACAGCTCTGGAATTGTTTTAGTTATTATCCTTCTGTTCATCGTTGGGATATACTAGACGGACAAGCGGGTAAATACATAGGAAAAGACAAGAAATGGCATCCAGGTAAATATTTATTTACTGTTGACTTTGCACATCCAGAGTCTAATATACTTGACACTGATCATTCAGAGATCCCGCACGAGCACAAGTGCGCTCACATTATTGCTCTCGATGATGGCAATTTTGCAGCACAACCTAACAATAGGTGCATATGGGATATACCTTCTTTTACTGTAAAAGATACAATCCCAGATTGGAAAGTGCAGACCTCTGAGTGGAATGTTGAAGATAGTAGAGCTTGGCGTACAGAAGATACGGATAAGTTCTTCTATGAAATCGAGGAGAAAAAAAATGATTAATAAAATGAAAAGTAAAGCTATGCATTACTGGTCAGACCACAAGATTGAATGTCTTGTAGTTGCAGTTTTAATTATAGCTTATATAGTTAAATAGAATTATGGAGATAGCCAGGATGAATTATTATTTTACAGGCTTACTAATTGTAATGTTAGTTGTCCTGGCTTTCTGTGGAGGACCACATGTCCAATAAACCTTTAGATATCGG